CTATAGTCGGACCACGCGCTCTCGCTACTGGAATGGTTTTGGTTACTCAGCTGAAAGCTTTGGAACTTTAACCTACCTGTATCGTGAGCAGCATGGTTCAAAACTTGCGAACTACCGCTACCTAAAGGCGCGAAGGCAGTTGCCTGCCCTCGCGTACTCGGCAACCGGATATCGGATTGGGACGACGAACCATCAAGGGTACCAGTTTGACGGCCTTGGCAGACTCACGTCTGCTTCGGACGAACCATACTGGCCTTTTGGTGGGGCCATGCCCTTCAGTTCACTGCCTCCTACAATGGTGGCTGAGACTGAGAACAAGACGTTCCAGCGATTTGCAAAGCAGTTGTCGAGCGTGCGAGTCAATCTGGCGGAGTTCTTTGGTGAACGACGTCAGACTGCAAACATGCTTGCTACGACTGCGATGCGGGTAGCCAAGGGCGCGTTGGCACTTAAAAATGCCGACCTCAAGGCCTTCACACAAGCTTTGAGCTTCACGGGTTCCGGAACTCGTCGTGTAGCCAGTGAGTGGCGAAGGGTGGAAAAGCTACCTGCCTGGAAACGTATCCCCGACCTCTGGTTGGAGTACGTCTACGGGTGGAAGCCGCTCCTCTCCGACATTTTCGAAGCAACCGAAATGCTTAAGGATTATGCAGGAACGCATCCCTATCATGGGCGCGTTCAGGCAACCTCCAGCAGAACCCTTAAGGTGTCGGTGATCAGCCCGCGTAGCGGTCTTGGTCACATCTGCTATGACAAAGCTTTCACTCATACGGCACGGGTTACCGCCTTTGCCTACTACACGTGTGAGAGTCAACTGTCCTCTGTACTCGCGCAGACCGGCATTACAAATCCGGCGCTCCTAGTGTGGGAGCTTACCCCGTACTCATTTGTGGTCGATTGGTTTTACCCTGTCGGGAATTACCTTGAGAGCCTCACGGCTTTCGATGGATTCACCCTTACTGGTGGGTTCGTCTCGACTCTTGTGAGATCCACAATGGCTGGATCCTCCTTCGGCTACAACTTAAGTCCGAATGAACGGTACGTAGGTGGGAGCTGTTGGGCCAATCAATGGTCCTTCGAGCGCTCACTCCGCTTACCGTCCACGACGACAATGGTGAAGAGCCCGTTAGGTGGGGAACCTCTAAGTCGCTTTGCGACCGCGATGTCCCTCTTGGTACAGCTGTTTAAACCTAAGTGAGCAATCACTACACCCCTAAGGAGAAATCCTTGTCAACGCAAGCTAACCTCGTCCTCGCGGACGGACAGTCGACCCCGGTCAATAAGACCTTTTCCGCACGTGGTGCTGATCTCAACCTTGCTGTCTGGAAAGACATCTCGGCCGGTATCGGCATCGGCGTTCCTACGATTACCCTCTCGGCAAAAGAGAGTGAAGGTGCCAACGGCGCATGGCGCTGTGAGGCACGTGTCACCCTCCCTGTCTTGGAGGTTGTCTCAGGGGACGCTGGCGGGTATACACCGTCGCCCAAAGTGGCATACAAAATGTTCGGGAAGGTGGAGTTTGTCGCACCCAACCGATCGACGGTTCAGAACCGGAAGGATCTCAAGGCATTCCTGGCCAACTTTCTCGGCCATACGGTAGCCTCCGAGACTCTGATCGACTTTAACCCACCGAACTGAGTGAGGCGCATATGGATCAAGTCCAGAGCGCACGTTGGTATCCGGTACAAGGTGGTTCGCAAACTCTTACCATAAGCTTTCGAGCTCGTGTGACAGAGAATGTTGGCTCCTTTCTCGCGCTAACGGCGATGCCTGGGTGCGGGGCCCTCGCTGACTTGTCAGTGGTTTATCCCACTGGCCGTCAAGAAGGTGTTCCCGTGTCCAGCATTATCGAAAGTGCGATCCGGTACGCCATTGACAACGGTCTTGCTAGCTGGTACTCGCCTAAAAACGGTACCCCCGAGGCTGCTCTCCGAGCAGCGTTGGAGACGGCGGTTCCTTTTCTTGGGAACACGTCGTGTAGCATCATCGTTTTCATCAATGGTCAGTTCGGCTCCGTGTACGTAGGCTAAGCGGGAGAGTTAAGATGACTCCCCGTACAGCCACTGTCGGAAGAAGGGCTAAGTTACCTGAAGTTGCCATTCGTGGTGACAAATTGGTTTCTCGGCTCTTCGAACAACTTTGCGTCGAGTCCGCCACTCCACTTGCGATGGCGGCGTTTTATAAGTTGGAGGCTGGTGATAACGATGCTCTCACGAGCATTCGCTTTGATCCTTTCTTCTACGAGTGGAACGGCCGTCACGCCGAGCTAGAGCTTGACTACCAGATTGCTGCGTACTTCAAGAAATACCAGGCTTTTGACCTGGATATTAACAAAGAAGAGGCAGCTTATGGAAAGTGGCTCAAAGCAGAAGAGTCCTGCTCAAGAATCAACGAAATGTTCAGACTGCGGTGGGATGGGAAATCAAACCACCCATTCCATGTCGAAGAGGTTTATCACCTCGCTCGGCAGAAAGTCCGCCAGATTCTGGGCACTGTTGGTAGCACTGAGTTGGACTGGATACGAACTCACGCACGTCACGGACCTGGTGCAGATACTTCGCTTTCTCGCAGAGATGCGAGCTCTTATGCAAAGTATCGAACACCTGGTACAATAACAAGCGCTTGTGTCGCTCTTTATGACGACCTCTTTAATACAGAGGAATCTGATTATCGATGCGACTTTGCTCACAATGCGTTGATTGAGCATGAAAGCAAGCTCTCCTTTGTTCCCAAGACTGCGCGAATTGACCGGGCTATCTGTATAGAGCCTCGCTGGAATATTTACATCCAGCTTGGCATAGGTAGCCTAATCTC